GAGTCTTGTACGTAACAAATACAACCTCAACCTTTGACTTTTCAAAGGAAGGATTTCCAAAGTTATATCCGTCCGCCGGGGTTGTCGATTGATTACAAGATACAATAGAAAATGCAGCAATAATAATGAGTGGCACTGCAACAAAAAGCTTTTTCATCATAAAAACTCGTAGTTAAGAACAATGGAGGAACGGGTGAGAATCGAACTCACTCTCTTACAAGGCCTGGGATTTGCAGTCCCGCGCGTTTCCGGTCCGCCACCGTTCCATTAATGGTGCCCCAGGAGAGAATTGAACTCCCTATCTCCGGGTTACAAATCCGGCGCATCGCCAGCAATGCTTCTGAGGCGTTATTCTATATATTATGTAATGGAGGAAGCGGTGGGATTCGAACCCACGGAACGCTATTAACGTTCACTCGTTTTCAAGACGAGGTCCATAAACCGCTCGGACACACTTCCGTATTCTGGCGGCTCGTACGGGCTACGACCCCGTTACCTCTCGCGTGACAGACGAGTGTTCTCCCGATTGAACTAACGAGCCATTAAGTATTATATACCACATAACTTAAATTAAGTAAACTGGATCCCTCTGCTGGATTCGAGCCAACATTAACGGAGTCAGAGTCCGCTTTCTTACCGTTAGAAGAAGAGGGAATTACGTAAAAGCTTTACCAACCTGTTTGCTGGTAAGATGAAAAACAGTATCAATAGTGTTAATCATATGCTTGATTAAAGCGGTTTCTGCATCAACATAACTATCAAGCGAGCTGTGAAACGCCTTGTTCTGAATGTACGTCTTACTCCATTGCTTTTTAAGGCTTTGTGTAATGGTAACCATATAGCTAGTCTGAGCTGTAAAATTTGCGTACATCATACTTCCTTAGTAGTGTAATACCACATATATTTATAATGGTGAGTGATGATGGATTCGAACCAACTCAGCGTATGCAACAGATTTACAGTCTGCCCCGTCTCTCCAACTACGGCGATCACCCATAACTTTAATCATGGTGCGGGTAGAGGGACTCGAACCCCCACGTCTCTCGACACTAGCTTCTAAGGCTAGCGCGGCTACCATTTCACCATACCCGCATAAACTCATTTAGGCTTTCCACCCAATGGGAGACGACTTACCGATCACGTTTCTCTCTGTTCCCTAACCCAGGAAACCGGGCTCTGCAGTCACACGGATAACTACAGACTCTATAATGGTGCCTCCGAACGGGATCGAACCGCCGACACGTGGATCTTCAATCCACTGCTCTACCAGCTGAGCTACAGAGGCATTGAACGTTTTAAGAGTGGCGAGGGTGCAGAGAGTCGAACTCTGGCTTGCGGTTTTGGAGACCGCCGTGCTACCGTAACACTTCACCGACATAATGGTGGAGGTGACAGGACTCGAACCCGCTACCTTCTGAATGCAAATCAGACGCTCTCCCTGGTGAGCTACACCCCCATTAAATACTAGGCTTATCGCGATTCTCGTTCATTGCCTTTACAGTGGCAAGGCGATTTGTCTCAATTTCTTTCGCAGTCAAGACAACGTTCTTGTCTGAGTTGTATTGACTGAGTTCAGTTTCAGTCATTTTAGACTGAATGTCATTTACAGCGTTTTGTAGCCGCAAGATTTCTGAAGTGTTAGATTCATCAAACATATTCATAACAGTGAGTCTAGATTCTGCCAGCTTAAGCCAGTCAGATTGACTCATTTCAGGCGATACATTCATCATATAGTTCTTCCTTCAGTTGAAGTTGGAGCGACATAAGGGAATCGAACCCTTCTACTCAGCTTGGAAGGCTGGTACATTACCACTATGCTAATATCGCGTATTTGGTGTGTAGTAACTACACATAAAATGGTCAGGGTGGGGAATTCTGAGATCCCGGCCTCTGGTTTCCAAAACCAGCACTCTGCCTCTGAGCTACACCCTGTTAATTCTGCCGACTTACGGTGTTTGAGCACCAGCGGAGTAAACTGATTAGATGAATGCGCTGGCTACTGAGGTGTTGCCTCGCTACAGACAGTAATTTCGCGCTTTACGTTCCTATCTTACCCCAATCGCTTGGTCGCCACAGGAACCTCCAGTGCATTCATCTAATCAGTGAAAGAAGGTCTCGGGTCTCCTCGCCCGATGATGAAGCAACCCATGTAGGTAACACCTCCATCCACTTAGTTGGATTCAATTTTCAAAGATCAATCCGGTGGTTCAGTTTCCTGAACCACCGAGATTCTATATATACACTATACGCAAAAATAAGTAAAATTATTTTATCCGCGAAAGATGACCTTGAACTGCATCATCGCCAAAGCGGTATCTGCAAGACGAGTCACAGTTTGATGACCACGCAATGTGTGGCTAATGTGGATCCAATCAATCATACCGCCAGCTGCATTCAAAGCCTGGTCGATCTTCACGACTTCACCTCGGATGGTACCAGCAGCAGATTCGTAACGAACCCGGTCGCCGATCAGGATAGTCTTAGGAACAGTCATAATCAAAACTCCTCAATGCGAACTTCGAAGCCCTTCGCAACCAAAACATTGCGTTGTAGTTCGGCAAGGCTCTTGTCGTTGGTTTCCAGCACAATCACTTCGCTCTTACCGGTGAGGTGGCCGAAGCTAGAATTCCGAATCACTGAGTAGGTCATGTTCATTCCCTTTCCTTATATTCTTAATCTATCATAGGCGGAAAAATAAGGAAACCGTTTTATGCGGCGGCCAAAATTTCAAGGTTGAGATAATCCCAATTGGGACGATCCTTCCGAAACTGAGCGCGGGCCTCGTTGAGGCTGTTGGCCCAGTAGCGATAGAAGCCCGAAAGCTTCTGTCCGCGAACGTTAGCGATATAGAGGTCGTAGGCAGTCATTTGAGTTCCTTTCCTATATTCCTAATCTACCATAGGCTGAAAAATAAGGAAACCGTCTAACTTCGTTACAAGCGTGTAACAATTTTGCCGATAAATATCGTGTAACAAGTGGAGATTACACGATGAAAGAACCTCAAAGAATGAAAGCCGTCTATGCGATACCGTGTTTATCACTGATCGGCGACATCTTTTTTATAACGTTTTCCACAAAAGACGAACAGGAGGCCAAAGCTTTGGCCTCCTGCATACAGGGTTCAAAAGGAAAGAATGCCCTTGTCCTCATCACTGAGGATGGAGACATCTATCACCTTTAAGCTATATCTTTTTTAAAGAGATAAACATCAGAACGGATCCAGACCGTTCTGATGTTTACCCTAATCTAACATTTTAAGCGTTAGCCATCTCGGTTGCCAACTCAAGAGCCTTTGACTTCAGGTTCTTGTTGGGGCCGTACCAAGCCGACTGAAGACGGGTATCTTGAGTACGGCCAGCAAGGTGGTCAGTGTAGTAGGTGACCGCGTTGAAAGCCTGCCACCAAGTGCCTTCACCAAGTTCAGCACCTGGCTGAGTGTCAACACACTCACGGACAATGCGGTGAGCCTTGGAGATTTCCTTGCGGCTATCAACCTTTGCAGTAGCGACAGGGAAGACACGAGCGAAGTACTCTTCGATCTTTTCGCCAGTGTAACGCTTGGTCGAAAGGAACTGAGCCATTTCCTTGTACTTCGCCAGCTTTTCCTTAGCGATACCAAGGGCTTCCTTCACCTCATCAACAAGGAACTCACGACGATGGCTTACCTTGACGAAGTTTTCAGTCTTGGTATTCAGCGACAAAGTCAGTGTGTTGTTGCAAACCACACGGATTGGAGTGAAGCGGATATCGATGCTGCGACCGTATTGGTGTGGGTTAGTGAAGTGCAGGTAGCCATTCACGACATCCTTACCACCAAAGAGCTCGAAGCTATCCTTGATGCGAGCCAGAGCCCACACGATGTTGCCATCCTTCAAACTGCCAGCGGTGTCCATCTCCATGTCACCTGCCGCAATGAAGTCGTCAAAGAACTCAAAGGCATCAGAGTTCTGCATTGGAATCCAATCGTCGCTGATAACGTCCAGAACCTTGTCATCACGATCACGAACCAGAACCTGCTTCGGCAGTTCGATTCGCTTGCCAGCAACTTCAGCATACACTGGAGCAGTATAGACCTTCCAATCAAGGCCGGCAGCTTTGAGCATTTGTTCAGGAGTCAGGTCAGCGGGAACCCGCTTGCCGAGGCCGTGCCAAGGCGTATCCATTTGGTTGCGAAAAGCGTAAGCCATTTGCGCCTGACCATCGACGATTTCAAGTTCATGAGCCATTTTATATTTTCCTTTCAAGAAGGTTGGACCATCCAACCCATAATCCAGTTATACATCAAACTAAAAATTAGGTACACCACTTTTTTCAAAAAAATAATTTTAGTTTTAATCCGTCGTTTTGATAAATAATCGGTACATCCAAAGGAGATATCGATGCTAACAAATGTCATAACCTGGATTAAAGCACGTTTAAAAGAAAACACCACTCGGATGGGAATCGTTGCTATCGCTCTTGGCGTAGCTCTTCTCGTAGTTCCTGTACTTTTCCCAGCTGATGTTGCATCACTCATGTCAACCAACATTCAATGGTTGATTGGCGCTCTATTCGTAGGCGGCCTTGGTGGAGTGATCTGGAAAGAGCAGCCTAAGGCTGCTTAAGAACGCCGCATTCGAGCAATTGCGATAGCGTCTTCGTCGTTAGTGATGGGGACGCTGTTGCTTTTGTGGAGAGTGCCGATACCCTTGACGTACGTTCCGGTATAAACTTGTTCAGGCTTCTTAGCCATCACTCCGATGCCATCTCCGGATGACGGATACCGACTTCTGTGGTCTGATACATCGTACTGCATAGATAGCGTCTTACCCTTTTTCGTAGGAGTCTTAAGCTTACCCTGGCGATACAAGACGTAGTCGCTAAGTGATAGCTCGCCAGCGCCGATACGACGCATGTGCTTGTTATATTCCTTAAACTCGTCAAGGAACTTGCCATTGAGTTTGACAGCAGACTTACGTTTACGAGCCGCAGTGTTGTTATACTGCGGACCGAGCAGATGCATAGTCATATGATTTACTTTGCGTTATAAATGCCGATGCAGAGGACGATGATACCAATGATCATCTGAACAAGGATCTGCATGAGGCTCATGTCGAGGTTGTTGTCAGAAGCACCAGCAGTGCCGGCAATAATTAGGAAGCCAAAGACAGCGACGAGATAAGGAACGATTTTCATTGTGTTATCCTTAGAACAGCGAGTTGATCAGGTTTTGAAGAGCGACGAAGCGCATTACCATGTCACTGGGATCGCGGCCGAGCAGAAGAGTTAGGTTGATGTGGATCTCACTGGGATCCGCGGGCTTAAGAGAAACCATGGTACGTCCTTTCAGATCAAGCGAGCTTGTAGAATGAATTTTTAGTGCGAGCTTCCATACGTTCGAAGTCGATCGTCACCAGAGGACTGGTGAAGATGCGATCACCAGAAGCGAACCGACCCTTGGCATCATCGCCAGCAACGGTACCATTGATGCAGAACCAGTCAACTACGTTTTCGATCTTCCAGTCGATGAGAGTAGCGGTGTACATTGATGTCCTTTCCAATTGATATATCCTTTATATCATAACTAAAAAATTAGGTACACCGTCAAAAATCATCATTGAAAAATACGTTGTACTCTCTTAGCTGCTCTGGTGTGAACTGGGCCTTCATCTGTTTGCTAATCATCCGTTCTTGCATTTCAGCCATTGACGGATCAACCGCATAAGAATAATTCCGAATTCGATCGAGCTGCGCAATGTAGTCACGCAGCGTCTTCACATACGATCCTTTCATGGACCTGAGTGATGTGCTTGCACTTGCCGTGATGAGTAAACCCCATACATGTGCAGGTCCATCCTGATTCAGTCATAGAAGTGACGTGAGTGGCACCATTGCTATTGGTATATGGCCACTCGAATCCAACCATAAAGTTGTTCTTATAACGAATTCCAGGAAGAGCAAGAGCCTTGCGGCTGAACTTGCTCTTCCTGGGCTTCGAGAAATTGGAAAGATCAGGCATCAGTGATTTCCTCAATCTTGTACTTCAGGAAGTCGCCATTGACATTCTCGCAGTCTTCCTTGTACGAGACAGCGACGCTTTCGCAGTTGAAAGCAGCGATGGCTTCCCAATACGAGCTGTTCTCCACAGACACAGCACAACCCACTTCAGTTCAGGATACTTCATTTCACATCTCCATGCAGTTTTCATAGGCTGCGGCTTCAGCCTGTTCGTTAAGGTACTCGATGTACTCGTAGTACTGTTCAGTGATCTCCCGCTCACGCTCAGGAGAGAACTCTTGATCGCTATGATAGAGTTCAATGTAGTCTAGAATGTCCATGATCTTATCTCCTTAAGCAGCAAACATCAGGCGAGCACTATCTTCAGAAGTCTTGAACATCTTGCCACCCTTTTCGTAGATGAAGGGAAACTTGTGACGCTTGGTGTCATAGCGAACCAGGCGAGCACCATTCTTTTCCATCACGAGGCCAAGAGCTTTGACACGCGATTCAAGGACAACGTCGTTGAAAGTCTTGGCACCCTGCACCTTCGCAGTGACTTTGATCTCAACGTCAGACTGAGAGAACTTCATAGCACCAACGGTGAACTCAAGGTTGGCACCCATACCGTACTTCTGAAGGACGGCTTCCATCTCCGCACGAAGAGCCTTGAGGTTGTTGCGATCGAAAGCATTAAACTGAGTCACTTTGGTTTCCTTCCCAATTGATATATCAGTTATACCATACCAGAAAAATTAGGTACACTACTTTTGATGAAAAGTTTTGCACAGCTCCATCGCGCGTGGGATCCAGTCTTTCATGTTTTCGATAAAAACTTGAGGCTCAGAAACCATCTCTACGCCGATGATAACGACAAGATTTTTACAGATAACGCCGGTGCGCTCCCACATCATGTAAGAGTAGAGGGCGCACTGAAGGAAGTACGAATCGATCCACTCTCGCTTCTTATGTTTGCCTGACGTTTTAAAGTCGATGACAGACGTTACGCCATTCCAGTCGGCGATCAAGTCGGTAGCACCAGCAACCTTCAGCTTATCCGAGTAGAGAAAGAGTTCGGAACCACGAACGTTATCTACGTTCTGTCTTAAGATCTTTTCGAACTGACGATACATCGCTAATGGGATCGGCATCAAGCCTTTCAGATTTACGTCTCGATTTAAGATCAGATCTTCACACAGATCGTGTACGATCGTTCCTCGATTCGCTGCGTATTTTGATTGCTTATCAGCTTCCTTTTCACCGATCCGTTTGCGCCAAGCGTCTAGACCAGATTTATCGAGAGTCTTCCCGAGGACCGTCGTGACTGATGGATACGAATTACCCTCCGGAGTGACATAAGTCCTTCCGGAGGGCGATTCTACTCGATTAAGTTTTGGGAGTTCAATAAGATTGAGATTGAATTCCGTTGTACGTTCGTTCATAGCTACTCACATTGTGGTCCAAGGCCAATATCCCTTGTACAACATATCATAAAATATGTACACCAGTTTTTTACGAATCATCACGAACCTCAGTCAGATATGGATATATCTTTTCTAAGTTTATGATAGTGTCGAGCAATTTTGGTTGTTCGAGCTTATCATTCTCATAAAACGCTAATCGATGTTTGTGAAGAAGATCTCTCCACACAGCTTTTACACTTGATTCAAATGATATGTTCATCTCAGTAAAGACCTAGTTTATTTTCTGCTATGATAAACGATTTCACAAAACCAGAACGTACGATGTCCTCGATATCGAACTCAATGGTTTCGAGCATGTCCATCGCTTCAAAGACTTTCATTATGTCACGAAGACCAGATGTTTCCTTAAATCGTTCTGATGTAAGATCATCTTGGCGTGTATCACCACAAAGAATCATACGTGAGTTATCACCTAAGCGGGTAATAACTGTGCGTAGTTCTTGATACGATTGGTTCTGACACTCATCGACTAAAACAATAGAGTCATCAATCGTTGTTCCACGAAGGAACGAAGTTGAATGGAACTCAATGATGCCTTTTTGTTTTAAAACGTCATACGCATCATCGCGATGATATAGTTCTGAGCAAATGTTTCTATACGGAGCTTCATACACTTCAAGTTTTTGCTTCTCAGTGCCTGGAAGAAATCCAATTTGCTTCGAAGGTTGTGCAGTTCGAATGATAACGAGCTTTCTTTTTCTTGATTTTGGATCTGAAATTTCTCTTAATGCAAGATATATTGAAATAAACGTCTTACCCGTGCCTGCACAACCGTGAAGAAGTAGATTTTCGTCATTTCGATATGCATCGAATGTTCTATCTTGATTGGTAGTAATAGGATCTATGCGTTTAATTTCGAAGTTTAAATTTGATATGGTCGGAAACTTTGATACTTGATTGTGTTTTTCAAGGCCCTTTTCAGATAGTCTTTGTTGACGTCTAGTTAAGCGCTGAGTCTTTGCAACCATAATGGCTCCTGTTGTATTGAATAGTTTCACAGGAACATGATATAAATTAAACAACAGATCGTACTTGTCGTGCTTTCTGTTGTTTAATTGCTTCTCTTGTCTTCGATGCTTTTGAACCTTTATCGCCGTATTGGCTTGCGAGTGGAGATGTTGGATTCGCCGAAGCGATTCGAGACATCATATCCTTGAATCCGCTATCATTCTTATGCGTCATGCCAGATACACCTGAGATAACTGCTGGCGCATAAATGATTTGCTGAATATGTGAATTTTGTTCCAAGAAAGATTCCATCGATGAGATAGACATTAAGTCTTCCCAGATTTCATCAGTGTCTTTGTTATGAAAACTATATAAAGGCATATTAGTTATAGTACTCTTCTTCATCGATATCGATTAACGATCGTACATCATTTGAACGTAATGCATTACGGATTCGTTTATCTTTTCGATGCTGCATCAGTTTATCATGATAACCACTCTCATATCCATCAGGATCATCGTAGAAGTGGTTAAATTGTGTTCTTTTATTCGTCTTTTTAGCCATTAGTAGAGTCCGGGAAACGCCTTAAGAATGAGTTTTGAAGTGATTCCTGCATAAGGAAGTTCTTTGTTTTTCATACTCAAAAGAAGCTTTGCATCTTCTGGATGAATGTTTTCAAGCATAGAAATAAACAATGTTTCTCGCTTAATTTGATTTAAGTTTGGGCTTCCACCTTCAATAAAGAGATAAAGCTTACGAATTTCAGCGTAGAATCGAGATTCCATTCCACGGTTTTCATTAATAGTGAATGGAGGATTGCCTTCTGGCAAAAGCCACTTAGCATTTGGAGCATATGTCAACTTGAGTACCTCAAGAATCTGAGGTACGCCATTTTGTCTTAGACAATTAATTTTTTCTTCTTCAGTCTGAAGCTTAGACGTAAAATCTAGAATCCATGATATTGATTTGCGTTCCATTCGTAGTCCTTCAGAATTGATTCAGATCGCTCATAAGATTCTTGAGTCGATGTTGGATAAAATAGTTAAAGAGATGTTCACGTGATTTATTTGCCTGAGCATGGTAAGATTCCATCACAGCTGTCTTAATGTTTTCAGGAATCTTTGACATGTCGATCATCATTTGATTACGATTATATCGACTTAGCATGGTGCTGTCACAAAATTTACTGGGATCCTGCTTAACCCATTCGTCAAGCATCTTCTGAGAAATTGGCTTTTGACGAATCTTCATCACAAAGGTATCATCAGCAGACAGGAAGTTAGGAATGCCATCGCTAACATCACCCTTCAAAATATGAGTCTTCAGGTAAAGTTCTGGATTGTTTTCATTAATCCACTTCTTTTGAACCGGATCATATTGATGAACGTTCATAAAGGACTGCAGTTGACGATAATCTTTATCACCACTGACGATAAGAATCTTTTCTGGTGTGTTTCCGAATTCAGTGCATAGCACACCAATTACATCGTCAGCTTCAGCTGTAGAAATCTGAATGACTCGATAAGGAAAGAAGTTCTTAATTTCTTCCCTGACATTGTTCAAAGCAGAAAAGATCGCATTCCAGTTTAAGGAAGAAGCTTCGCGATCACGCTTACGATTGGCCTTATAGTAGGGAAAGAACTGCTTACGCCAGTTATTCGTGTCATCACAGGCGATAATCATTTCACCGTATTCATCGCGAAACTTTACGTTGTAAGAGCGCAATGAATTAAGAACAAAGTGGCGGATAAGGTTTTCATCAACTTCTCCGCCAATTTTTGACATTGACATGATAATGTTTGAAATCATGACCTGATTCAAGTCAACCACATACATAATATAATTTCCTATTCGGTTTTAGTAGTTTCATCTTCGTCGTCATCTTCAAGCAAGCCATTAGCAATATCATCTACGACTGCATGGATTGGATGGTACATTCCAGCTGCTTTACACAACATTGCATTAAGAGATTCAGCGAAAAACGTATTTGTTTTAATGCAACTTTCTTGAGAAACATCAAAACCTTCGTCGCAGGCTTTTTGAAAAATAAATGGCATCATCGCCTCCAGGAACATTTCAATGTGTTCCCGCCGAGTATTTTCGACTGTTTCAATCACTTCCTCGATAGTTTGAGGAAGTGAGTTGCGCTTACCCTTAGGGAAGTGAATTACGTTATCCATGAGATACCTCGTCCATACTTCTATATTTATACTATACTGAAAATCATGTACACACTAAATTTTGTAAGTGAACATTTCTTTTTCAGCCGGAGGGAAATCTCGTGGCACACTAATAAGACTTTTGATTAGCGCTTCCCACTGAGTCATCTTAGAGTCTATGTTGTAGAAGATATCGGCATACACCTTTTCCATCTGAAGAAACGATTGAGTCTTTTCAGTCCAGTAGTGTTCAATCGCAATATCAAGCATCGTAGCAAACTTACTGGCATGGACGCTAGGATCTTCTTCATATTGATACATCATCGTCAAGTTTGCTGCAGTTTCAAAAAGTGCACCAAGGTTTGAATGAACACACAAAATGCCGGCTGACATTGCTTCCATAAGCGACATGCAGGAAGTTTCCATCCAAATGGACGGATATGCCATGATGTGTGTCTTCTGAAGATTTTCTCTTAGCTGATCATTAGGGATAGAACCATGATAGTTGATCTGAGGATGATTTTCACATTCTTCAAACAACTTCTTATAAGGTTCATCACGCTGCTGCCAACCATAAAGCGCAAAAGATGAATACACATCGAGAACAACGTTATCTCTACGATCAGCAATTGCTTTAAACGCTGGAACTAAAAGTTCAAGTCCGCGATGTGGTGTTGACCAATAGGCAATTCGAATGATACCGTCATTAGGCTTTGTATGAAGAGGAATTGGCTTAATTGCGTTATGCATAATAATACAATGTGTCCACGGAATCTCATAATAAGATATGTAGCCTTGCATCTGCCAGTTACTCACAAAGATAAGCTTATGAAACTTCTTCCATCCACCGTTTTTTAAGTGTTCTGAAGCAGGATCGCCTGGAAGATCTTGCAAAAGCAACAATCGTATCTTTGACTCATCAAGCTTATCTTCAACTCGAGAAACAAAAAGTTGTATTTCATTCTTTAGCTCTTCAGGAAGAGCCGAGGCGATGCGATGTTTCATGAGTTCGCTTCCACCCATTGCATTCATAGATAGTGAATCTTTAGCCAACATTATACAACATCCCACTCAATAAGTGAATCATAACGAAATGATCTCCAGCCTTCTTTTTCAAGATCCCAAACTGCGAGCACGTCTGGATTTCTTTTCTGTTCTTTTGAATCATCTTCCTTTACAGGAAGCAATTCGCTATTCAGAGTACACAACATCTTTCGAGTTTCGCCATCTTTCTTTTTGAAAGATAAGCGAACAGTTCCATTATGTAAAGCCATGTATAATGTAGGATATTGATTATCCTGCAAGGAATTGTTTTCTGTTGTTAAACCATTCAACGAGATTTTCATATCCACTAACCTTTTCACCTTCAACAAAAATAAGAGGAACAGTCCTTTGTTCCGGGAAATCAGAGAGAAAGTCTTCCCTCAATATATCTTTACCAATAGTCACTTCTTCGTAAGCAATATTGTTACGAGTTAAAAGCGCTTTTGCTTTTACACAAGAAGGACAGTTATCCTTCGAATACAGTAATGCTTTCATATCATACTCCAAAAAAAAATAGTTTAGCCCTTTCAATAAAGGTTTTTGGGGTTTTTGCCAAGAGCTTAAGCTCAGTTTCACGATCAATAAAGTAATAATCTATTTCGACTGGTTCAAAATCTTGAATCATATCAAGAACATCTGAGACATTTAATGTGCTACAAGTATAAACGTCGAGCTGCAGCAAAGAAGGATTTTCCTCATCCCAAATATGTAGAGCAATATGACTTGTCTCAATGATCGTGATTGCAGTTAAGCCTTGATTGCCTACCACACTTGAATAGACAGCGTAAGGACCCATAAGAACTTTCATTCCAATACGATCAACGAGTGTCTTCATCCAAGTCTTAATCGACTTGACGTCCTTCGGTGGTTCTTTCACCTTTGCTCTAACAATTAAATGCTTATGTTCTAAAACCTTGCTCATTTCTCATTAGTCACCTTTTCTAGAGTTAATAAAGTGCTTAACACCGAACTCAATTCAATAGTGTTAAGTTTGTTAAAGATGTTCCGTTTAAACATTTTAGCACGAATATTTCCGTTCAACCAAAACTCTGATTCAAGCGCTCCAATAGAATAAAGGAGTCTTTCTTCAAGATAATTGAGTTGACCTTTCGTATCGGCAAACATTAAAACTTCTTTCACAAAATTATCAGTACCTCCACTTTCGATCAATAACTTGATGTCAGGTGAAGACGACCAATAATCCCTCCAATCACTTTCGACTCTAGAACGAATTATCTTCTTATTCTTTTGACGTGTGTGACTCTTGGTCAATAGTTTGCGCCCAACGTACCTCTGACCTGTGGGAAGGTAAGTGAGCATATACACAAATCCAGCTGCTTTAAGCGGGATATCTTCATCATTTAAAAGCGAACCACGATATAACCAGGTCATTCAAATCTCCACTATATAGTGGAGATATTTATCTTATCACATAAGTGATATTATGTAAATCAGTTTTCTTGAATATATGACATAGAAGAATGTGTGAAGCGCTTTAATCCTGGAGAAACTTCTTCTGTCCACTCGCTATGTGTTCGAGTGAATAAAATTCCATCCATCTCTTGCTCAGTAAAGTTCTTATACACGATGACGAGTTCGTTAGTGTTGCAATCGATTGCAAGGTGTTTTACTAAAAAATACTGGCCTTTATAATGTTTCCAGATCTCGTTAGGTTTGACTTCTGAAGACAAGATCTCTTGTTGCAAGATAATTGCGGGCTTCTTACTCACAGTGAGAACCCATTGAACGTAGTATCATTAACATCATTTTTCACTCCACCAACAATGTAGCTTACGATTTGTGTTTCTTGAGGCGCAACCTGAACATCAGAGCCAGCGATCCAAGAAGATGTCCACGGAAGTGGATTAGATCCACCCGTGAATGGCGAATCAAGTCCGATTGCAGTCATTCTTTTGTTTGCAATCCACTCAACATAATCACATAGAAGTCGTTCATTCAAACCAATCATAGATCCATCTTTGAATAGATACTGAGCCCATGCTTTTTCTTGTAAGACAACATCATTAAATATGCGAGTGCACTCATCTCTTGTCTCATTAGCAATTTGCGCAAAGTCAGGATCCTCTTTTGGTAGAATCTTAAGAAGCTGCTGAGTCGATGCAAGGTGAACGTTTTCATCGCGAGCAATAAACTTAATAATCTTAGCATTGCCTTCCATTTTCTTAAGCTCTGCAAAGTTCCATGAGCATGCAAAGCTTACATAGAAACGAACTCCTTCCAGAGCATTCACAGCGTTTAGACAAAGCCAAAGCGCTTTCTTGTGTTGATATTCATTATATCCAGTCCAAGCATCTCTAAGCGATGGGGTAATAGATGCAACAGTATTCATATCAATTAGCATATCATAATACTTACTGATGCTTTGAGCGCAGTCTACAATTTCTTGTAGTTCAAGTAGCTCGTCAAATACTTTCGACGGATCTGAGTAAATGTTCCTAATGATGTGAGTGTATGCACGGCTATGAATCGTTTCAAAGAACGTCCAAGTTTGGACCCAGGTCTCGAGTTCAGGTAGCGAACAGATAGGCCCAAAAGCCATAGGAGGCGCGCGGCCTTGAACCGAATCCAATAGAATTTGACGCTTAAGATTAGATGTGAAAATGTGCTTCTCATGTTCTGTGAGTCCCTTAAAGTCCTTCGCATCACGAGAAAGATCAACTTCGGTCTCACGCCAGAAAAACCCGAGTTGTTTTTGAGTTAGTTTTTCAAAAATAGGATGTCTTACTTTATCATAGCGAGCAACATCCACGGGTTCATCAAAAAAGCATGTACGTTCTAAATGTGATTTCTTATTGTTTAAACTAAACACTGACACTTTGTGCTCCTATTCTGCTCGCCAAATAGTATTTGAAACTTTTAGATCTTTAGGCCACGGTCCTTCAGTAAAGGACTTATCATGTATTCTAAACATATTCGTTGGAAGAATTGTAAGTCTTCCGTTATCAAGTTCAATGAAAGCAAATTCTTTCGACTGTTCAGGATTTGCAGTAAACCCATCATTAATGGGAACTGCAGTAAACAAATATCTACCAAATAAACCGGGAATGGTTTGACATTTTAGACCACTAAGGTAATTATACTCTATCGTAGAAAAATGTAAACCGTAACAATCCCAATGTTGTGAATTTTCTAATGACCACGTTTTTTCGCAATCAGTTCGAAAAGAAATTGAGTGTGGAGGGACATTTCGGTATATCGCTCCACACTCGAGTACAATGTGTAAACCCCATGCTTGGCCAGATTGTGATCTTATTCCGAACCAAATACATGGTTCAAATCCTTGAGCATCTTTACGTATGAATGACGAATCAACATAACAATAAAGATGTTTAGGTAGATCTCCTGAGCTTGTGTAAAGAGTCATGATTTAAACCGTGCAACTATCACAGTGTTCATCATCTATTTCATCACTTTGAGCCAGAGGTTGTTCATCCTTAATTTCTCCAGCGCCGTCAGCCGTATTAAAATAATACAGCGTCTTAATGCCGTATTTATAACACCACAGCAAGTGCTTAAGCAGTTCTGACATCGGAATTTCATTACCTTCGTAAAAATCTGGATTATACGAAGTGTTGACTGAAATTGCTTGATCAAAGAACTTTTGCAT